CCTATCCCCTGTGTGCCTTGGCAGTCTCAGCCTCTCTATGGGCAGTCGGTGATGCATGTAGTTGTCATGCACTTTCTCAACAAAGCCTTTAGGCTTCATCCAGTCCGGCAACTTGGAAAACATATCCCTGAATTTGTGCAGTAACGTTTTTGGATCGCCTTTCTTATCAACCAAATCCTCTTTACGACTACCGACACCACCTGCAAAGCCTTCAACAAATAACCACCGGTGCAGATAGAAGCCCAACACCACATAGGACATCCCTTCATCACGGCTCTTTTCAATCAAGCCATGGGTCTGGGTACTTTCTCGTTCAATTAACCAATCAACGAGTTCAACCTGACCAGGACGTAAAACAAAAGGAATATTGGCCGGCAACCCAAAGGGCATACCACGTGGGTCATAAGTCCATACCCAGTGATTAAACCAGTGAGCCGGATCATTCTTGCATTTGTAGATTTCAGCTTGAACACTCAGCTCATTCTGCTCTATCAGCATCCGGTAGTAATAACGCCGTTTCATTTCTTCAATGATTTCAGGCAGACGTGTATTAATCGTCCACTCTTTAATTAGTGGCGCTATATCTTCGATTGCATAAGTCATAACTTGCCATTAATTGCTAAACGCGAAAGCTCTTGCGCGGATAGTCCGTTAAGCTCATCTGGTGTGAATTGATGCGTATTGGTATTAGTATTTTCTGTTTTGATTGAACCGCCGTTTGGACCAGTGATTTCCTGTTTGGTCACACGGCCATCAGTCTCTTGGAACGCTTGCTTGAGTAAATTCTGCTTGGCGCGTTTGTTCTTGCCAGAGTCTTCATACATCTTTTGAAGCTCCATAAGCCGAAACGCTTTATTTGCAATCGCAATATTCTCAATATTTGCTCTGAAGTCTCTGCGCGTATCCTCAAATAGCTTCTTTAAAGCCTTACTGATTCCCCTGCACGTGGCTTTGGTTGGATCATAAGAGGCTACCTGCTGACGATCAATTTCAATCCCATATCTCTCCCTTACAGCATCTACTACTTGTTGAGGTGTTTCAAAGCAGGCAAGAGACTGAACTATAAACATTTTTACAGGCTCTTTTAGGGTTGCCATAAACTCACCTTTGTAAGAGTACGTAAGGGTAACTAGGCAAAAAATTAACCAATCACACAGTTACCACAACACGCAGCAATATTCGTTTCAGATACAAACGGCGCATTCCTGGCAATTTCCAAAAGTCGTTTTACAGACTCGTCTGCACCCCATCGTTTCGTTTCACCAAAGAACACTTCAACGTCATGGCCAGCCAAATAATGCTTAGGCAGACCGGTCATATCGCTATAAATGATTTCACCGTCTTCATCGCGCTCAACCCCAATGTGATACAGCTCATGTTCAATCAAACGGCAGAATTCACGATCTGAGGCTTGTTCACAGAAAGCAGCATCTACAGTAATCAGGTATTGGGGTACAAAGCCGTACCAATCACGCATTTGCTGTTCCTGGCGTGCCTTTTTCCAGCCACCTACGTTAAACATGACCTTTTCACATTGGCCTAACACCATACGTTTTTTCGCTACGGCGGCAGATGAAGCCCAGGCGAATGCAAGGAACTCTTCATTGTCATGCAGTAATTCAGCAATATGATCATGATCAGGGTTATGCAATTCACCACCGAGAGTAAGCCAGTTTTTAAAGACCCATTCCTTAAGCTCTGGTGCCGGTGCCAATCGGATTGCTTCCTCTTCCTCAGCCTGATCAATCAGATCCGACGGCGGGAATGGTCTGAACTGTTCCATCTTCTAATCTCTCTAACTGGCTTCTAATCCAATTAATTGCATAACCTGATTCAATTTGATGAGGCTCAAGACGCACAAATGTATAACCGTGATCTTCAGCAAGATCATACTTATTAAATGAATTCGCTATCTTTTTCCCACCACGCCCAACCGACCATGAACTACCCACGATTTCTATAAGAAGATTCAATTTCACAATATAAAAATCAAAGCGCCAATTTTTGGTCGATTCAAATTGAAACTTGCGTCGATAACCAATTCGGTAATCTTCTAATTCTTGAAATAAGGTTTCTTCTGCTTCTAAATATTTTTCTTTAGCCTTAGGCAAAGGCTGGGTGCGTGATTTTGTTTTAATTGGGCGTTTTTTGGTTTTCCAGAAATAGTCGTCTACATTCATACATTCCGCCCATAAATACCTGAAATTATTTATTTTCTATATATAATGATTTTTTAAACTAAATGAGTTTCACAATAATGAGTAATTTTAATCTAAGCGAGCTTGATAAAGGAATTGAGGTTTTAGAAACAGAGCTAAAAGCATTAAAATTTAATGGATACACTGGCTTTTTTCACAATATTAAGAAAGAAACACGCGAAGTTGCTCAATCACAAGGATTAAATTTTGAGGAAATTTATCAAACCACCATTGAATGTTTAGAAAAAATATTAAAGATGCAAAAGACTCTATCAAGGTACTTAAAACATATTTATAAAGAAAAACCCCGCTCAAGTCTCCAGAATTGAACGGGGCCTTATATGCCATAATACGTCCGGCTAATTATTTAACTTCTTTCAAGCAATCCCGACACACCTTGATTTCTTCATCATCAACCGTGTAATCGATCTCAGTCACGCCATGCAGTCCGAATAAGCAGAATATAAATTGGAGCATACTTTTCTCCTGATATTAAAAACCCCACTAAAAATGGGGTCATTACAGCTTATTAAGCGGGAAAACAATTCCTCATCACCTGAACATTCTTAGCTATGAAGAACTTCTAATTCAAAACCGTTATCAATCATTTTATTAATACTGGGTATCAGTGCCTCTATCCACTCTCCCTTGCTCCAAACCTTTAAGACTCCATTCTCTTCCTTATAGTAAGCATGATCGAAAAGTGAGATATGATGAATAACCTGTGTTCCGTTTGGTATACGTGTCATACAAACCTCCAGACTTTTTGTTGTAATTTTAATCTATCAGAATATTATGTTTTTAATTATAGATGCTTGTATCAATTCACTATTAAATGTGACCTATCAAACAATGTAGCAACACAGCAACACATGACATAAGAAAAATATAGGCAAAAAAATACCTCCTTTATAGGGAAAGGAGGCAGAAACTTAATAGAAACTACAGCCATAGAATCTGGCCCGAATTATATACATAATAATATTATATACAAGGCTTATTAAAATCTTGGTAAGACGGCCCTCTTCGCGGGGCCAGACACTACTCACAATCACACACACCTAACATGCACGGTCTGCTTTACTTGCTTTCAATCCTCTTTAGGTCGGGGCGCTACTCCCTAGTCTGGATTCCCGAAGGAAGTTTACTCGATGGCATGTTCCACTGGTCAGCACTCCAGTAGGCTGAGGTCGCCTTTTTACAGGCAATAAAAAGCCCACTTACTCGTCAAATAAGTGGGCCAGTGCTGTAGTCACTTTCTTCGTATTGCATCTTCTTCTTATCGCAAAAACAATATAGCACCGAAGCTTTGATTAGAAAGTATAGAGAATATTAAGAAAATGTTTTCAAATGTTGAGCTTAAGTTAATTTTCTTTTCAGATAATAAATTCTATGCATTAAAAAAGCCCACCATTTGGCGAGCTTTCCTTGATGCTTAAGCCTATTTTTGACATTTCACGTTAAACTGGTATTCGTCTTGAGTGACCTTAATTTTAATATTTTTATATTTTCGTTTGTTTGGATCCATTGCCGAGCCAGCCACTTCCTCAAAAAAGCTACGATCATTCATTAGCTCGCCATACGCTTTATAGCCTAATAAAATCTTTTCAGGCTTTTTGCCTTCAGCCACTAATTTACCGAGAGTATCTTCTAGTTTTTTAACAGTTAAAATCGCCATTTCAATTAGAGCTCAAAAACAAAAAGGCATTATCACTTAATTTTATGAATAAATAATGTCAAAAAAGCCCACCTTTCGATGAGCTTCTTTTTAATCTATTAATAACTTACTTAAGTGATTATTCATATATGCCAAGTATAATTTTCGATCTTTGTAATCAGGTATTTCAAAACCCAAAATACATAATTCTTAGATCTAAACTTAAATTTTATATTCGCAGCTTTAACTTCAACAATTGCATCCTCATCCCGTATTTCAGCAAATAGCTCTAAAATTGAGGCAAGGAATCTGAGTTTATTAACTGCTTCATATTTCGATGGTCTATATAGTTTTAGTGCTTCAGCATATATAAGCTCACACCACCCACACCCATCTTCATCATCCATTTGCTCTCATTTGATTATTTAAAATAGATAACGGAGTCGACTTATAGCATAGCGGATACTATTAAACTGCTTTTTAGCTAAATATAAAAATAACAATAGTTTAAATAACAAAAAGCCCACCATTTGGCGAGCTTTTAAATCAATCTAGTGCTTTAACGTACACTTCGATCACTATATCACGAATATCGCATACCCCGTGCGCACAGTCAAACGGTTTTTTAAACATATCAAAAGTTAAGTGAGGATAGCGGCACTTCACAAATGCTAGTCCACACTTCAGGTCTTGGCGGATCTGGAGCACTGACGTGTCGTTGCTTTCAGCGATATCACGCAATGAATTACCCATTACATAATGAGACCACAATGTTGATACCCATTCCTGAACAATTTCATCTTCAATAGTTTTTAATTCAATAATCACTCGCTGAATTGCACGCGCTTCATTGTCATCAATCTGACAGCGAATGCCACGGCGCTGAGTGCATAAGCGATCCTTAAGCGTTTTATCACTCATGTACATTGCCAGAAGACGTTCACGCTGTTCCTGGGTAATTCGTCGAGTAGGCATAGTTTTCACCATGACTACCATAGTTTCAGTATCCCCATTCATCCAAGCCCCAAACTGACGAAACCAATCCTCAGCACTAAACTTAGTCCAATCCATTGCCTGCATAATCGTTACTGCTGCATTCATCCTAAATCCCCTACCATTTTTTCTATCTGCTGTATCGCCAAACCTGACTTCACTTGATCCGTACTAAACCGTATTACCTGATAACCCATCATGGTTGCTGCGTTATATTTTTCCATGTCTCCAATGTAGCCTTTGCCTCTTGTATGCCTACCACCACTCCAGATCCCACCTTCAACTTCAACCAAAATCTTTTTATCAATTAAATGAAAATCTGCTTTCCACTTACGCTCAGGGTGAAATTTAAATTCCTGCTCAAAATCTATTTTTAAAGTTTTGAATTCTCTGGCCAGCTTTGCTTCAAACTCATTTGGTATTTTTTCGCCTTTCACCTTAGGACGCTTAGAGCGCCCTTTCGTTTTAGTGGCCTTAACCATCTTCTTGTATTCAGCGATCACCGACTGCCCATAGAGAGGCTGAGACTGCCAAGGCACACAGGGGATAGG